CTGAGCACCAACAGGCTTTGAGATATCGGGCGTGAGTGCGGCTTGTGGTGACAAACGAAGTTTCCAACCCGTGAGAATATCTGGTGTAGGCCCTGGATTTGTATTTGGAAAGACATCTAGAATGTCGGCGCGTACCCGAGTATTTGGCGATGCAAGGTCACCCGCTGAAGCACCAAAACCTGTAATTGTCGCACGGGAGGCACCGAAAATAATTAAACGACCAACATCACCTTCCTGAAAAACTGCGGCTGAAGCCGTAAAAATAACAGATGTTCCACTAATGGCCCCCGGTGTTAGTGTTGCCCCACCAGAAATATCAGTATCAGTTTCGAAAGACGGCGGAGGCTTATATATAATTGGATTAAGAGTCCAGTTCGTATCAGAAATACGACTTAAGCGGCGTTGTTGATAATTTGGATGAAAGAGAAATATAACATCTGCACTTTGTGTAAAGTGTATCGATCTAAGATCAGTCTCAAGATATGGAGAAACAACCTCAACGGGAGGACCACCGCTAAAGATAGTAAGATTTGCACGATCTCTGTAAAATCGAGCATACTTCTCACCAACCTCGATCACAAAAGCATCATTGACACTAAACTCAAAAGGTAGAAGAATAGTATCTTTATCGGAACGTTTAACTTCACGAACGAAACGAAGACCAGGACGTCTTGTTACACCACCTTGTCTAATTAAAAGCCAATTTTCAAGTGTCTTTGCTCCCTCAGCATAAATAGAAAGATCAGAACGACCATCAAGGAGTGGCGAAAGTTCGCCTTTCGACCAATTTGTTAAAATGCGCCGCGTTTGTGTCACGTTAGCGACCTCTTGTTAATGCATCAGAAATAAAAGGTTCAATTGAACCTTCTTGTCCATCAACAGCTACGGCAAAAGGTATGAGAACAGTTATTGCGTTGTTGAGAAGCGAAGAGCCTGTTTTGTAATCTTTTTGGATTGCTGTTGCAAGTTTTGAGGCGAGCCAAGCCGCGGCGCCTTGATAAGCAATTGGATCCCAGAGTTCCATTTGCGGAACGTCTTTGACGTATACAATTGCTACGGTACTATCATTTGTAAAAAGTTTTCGACCTTCGATCTTGAATCTTTGAATGACCCAACGTTCATAAACTCCTTGTGGGATATTTAAAAGATTGCTTCCATTATATTCCTTTACCTTCAAAATTTCTGACGATAAAGAATAAGCATAAGCAAATTCAAAAACGGGAGCAGTAATATCTCTAACAAGAATTTCTCTTGTCTCGGCAAAATTCCAGTGATGTGTGCGAAGAATCGCGCGCCGCAAATTCGGCCAAAATGTTTGACAATAATTTGCGTTTGCTGTGCCATCGTCAATACTATCGATCCTCTGCGCGCCAATTTGACCAATCGCGTCGTTTAGGAAATCTGTCTCACCAGACATCGTTTAGCCCCTCCCTCGAAGATCACGCCATCCGAGCGTTGCTAAAGACCAGTTACCAGAAGCAGCAATACTACGACTGCGAATCTGTCCCGAAGCGTCAGTCCAAACTTCGGCCGGTACTCCAATATGCAATGTGCCAAGAGCTGTTGTTGAACCAGCAATGATTGTCGCAAGAGGTGCTGTTGTATCAAGTGTTGGCGCAATGTCTGTGTCTGCGAGGGCAGATAGATATACACCATTCTGTGTTGTGCTCGCAGGAGAGAGTTCAATGTGTAGGAGAGCTTTTACAACAGTACCAGTTGGAACACCAGTCAAAAGCAAAGTTGCAGCAGTTATCGCGGGGACGGCGTTAGCGACCTCAATAACCGGTGTTTTTAACATAAATTCATCACCAAACTGAGCAAAACCAACAATAGTTGCACCATCCCATCTTATTAATCCAATACGACGCTTTTTCGTGCCGGTATCAGGAATAACCGGATTCAAAGAGGTAGAAAAGAAATAATCATCTATCCCGTTAGAACGACGAAAGATCCAAACATTGAAAGTTTTGGCACCTGTAAGATTGTCGGCGGCGGCAAGACCACCCACCGCGGTTCCTGCCGCCCAGACAGCGTTAACTTTTTTTGTCATTGCGCCAGCGTTTAAGAGAACTCGATTAGTTATGAGAGGATCATCAGAAGTTGCCTCACCAACAGAAAAATCGATGCCATTTGTAGGATCAATCGCATTATTCGAAAGACCAAGACCACCAAGATGTCCAAGAAGAGTCGTCGCGGTAGGAACTTGACTACGTGCGATCTCTCTCCAATTCCCCGTACCCTCACTTACAAGAACAAGAATATCACCTGGTGCAGTCACCATATTGATTGCACCACGTAGAATTAGCGTGGTCGCGTTGTGAGTAACAGTAAGGGCTCCATCAAACTTTAGTATAAGAAGCGTGCCAGCAACTTGTGAAGCAATAGCAGTTATTGTAACGACACCCGTAACATGAAAATAATTACCGTCAGTTCCAGGTGCAAGGGTTGCTGCTGATGCAATATCTGCACCTTTCTGCCAATGCTGTACTTTCGTAAAGATATTCTCATCAGTCGTACCTGCTGTGCCAAGAGAAGTTCGGGCGGCGACAGGAGTGCCCGCGGCCGTGCCACCATTTGCAATTGACAAAGGAAGAGTTACCGCACCAGGAACAAATACAGAAGTTAGAACATTTTGTATTTCTGTTGCAGATTTCCACTGAAGAAGTTGACCAGCTACACCGTCAGGAAGAATGGGATCTGTCAAAAGAGATTTCTTAGCAAATGCAAGAGAACGCCTTGACAACTCCTTCACCTGCTGAAGGGCCATGACTACCTTATTTAAGTCTTTCTCAAGCCGTTTTTGTGGAAAATCTTCGTTGTTCTGATATATACTTGTCTGTGAAAAAGGTTGGTTGCGAAGAAGAGTGATTGCGACACCAATAGCTGGTGGCGGTGTGATAGTTACAGTACCACCTGTTTCGACGGCTACACCACTTACAGTATAATTAGAATTTAGGACAAGAGCGACACCATCTACAAGAACTGTTAAATGTGTCTCGTCAATTATCGCAAAGTTAAATGGAAACTGTGTGATGGTCGCATCGCCAACATAATCATTTCGCGCGGGTTTTTCGGGAACGATCATTTAATTTTTTCCTCCCACAATTGCTCGTAGGACTTTTTCTTTTGTTCCTGTGCGGGATTTCCATAGACAGTTGTGTATGGTAGAACATTTTTCGTAACAACTGCGCCCGCACCAATAATACATCCTCGACCAAGCAACACACCAGGCAGTATTGTCGCATTAACACCAATCGAAACATCATCCTCGACCTGAGGACTTTCGCGCTTATAATTAGGATTAAAGGGACGTGGACGACGATCGTTACAAAAAATAACATGTGGCGCAATAAATACATTATCACCAATAATCATATGATCGGTGATGTGAGCACCTTGACCTATACGTGTACGATTTCCAATAATCGAACCCGAACCAATATATGCATGTTCACCAATACTAATCATATCACCAAGTTTTGCCCCAGCATGAATAGAGGCAAAAGCCCATACAACAGTTTCTTTGCCGATAACAGCGCTTGGATGAACAATAGCAAGTTTGTCAATCATTTCCAATTCTCCTTGATCCAGGAGTCATCAAGAACGTGGGGTTTGGGCTCACCGTGAAAATATACAATACGTGCGTCACCAAGACCATCTTTGAGAACATGTGCTTTGTAAGACTTAATCAAACCAGGAAAGAGATCATCGAGCCATTGTTTTGGATATTTGTCAAGAACACGCATATCATTTTGTCCCGGACTATGCGCGATATCGGCTCTTGTCGGACAAAGAACGACTCCGTTACAAGGTCTCTCTAGATCATAAGGATCACGTGGAACAGCTAGAGTTCCTTTATAATGAAATATATTGGTCAAATTTCCCGTGATTATCGTATCTAGACCAAGAATCACGAGACGATCTGCGACAACGCCATAGAGTTGTTGACAAGCAGTGAGCCAATTTGTTGTCCAGAGATCCTCTTGTTCGATTCGTTCTTCGAACTTATATCGTTTGTCAGTTAAACAAACAAAACGAAAATCCTTCTTGTAGTGTCGCAAGACGCCACGATAGAGTTTGTCAACCCATTCTGGAGTGTAACACTGCGACCAATATGGCACGTTTGGACTTTCATAGTAAACACACGCAACAGTTATCATACTTTCCTAACTTTCACTCTTGGAACTTCCAAAGGTGCTTCGCGGACAGGAACAACGTTAGCAGGGCCAACAAACTCGCGAATAGGCACAACACCTGCCTCTTGTATTAATACTGTTTCGACAGGAACAATGTTTTTTGTTTCGCCGGTTAGAATATAACGAACTGGCACAGTGCCCGCAACAAGTGGACCAAGAACACTAGTAGCACGACCTACAAAACTACCATAACGACGTCCTGTTGCTCTTTGTGGATGAAGTTGAGTAAGGCGTCCGACAGGATGTCCGGCACTCCCGCCAAGAGTCTTTCCAACAAATGAACCATAACGACGTCCTGTTGCGCGTTGCGGATGTAACTGTGTAAGGCGTACGCCGGCCATTATTAGATAATTACGTATGTCGCGCCTGTTGGGGCGGCTGTCAGCGCAGTGAACGTCAACTTTTTCGTTACTGGATCGAATGCTGTAATGTCAGTAGCTTGTAGGGTCACCACGCTAGTAAAAATGATTATACGGCCTTTCCACCAGTCAATATCAGCCTGTGTCAAGCCGGCATCAATCAATGTGGTTGTAGTTGCCAACCCTGTCACAGTGCCTTGATAGACGACGGTCGCGCCGTTGAGAATTGCGAGAACAGCAGCACTCGTCGTGTTGCCGTTGATCGCCAAGGCATCAGCTTTTATGTTACCAGCACCTGTGAGAGCCGCAGGAAGACGAGCAGGGATATCACCTGCCGTCTGAATTGTTCCAGCGACGCGCAATGTATCTGCCTTAATATTTCCATCGATCGTAAGAGCTGTGGGCAAGCGCGCGGCAATAGCTGATAGTACAGAATCAATATTGTCTACTAGACGCTTGCCAATGCTACCAACGGTCGTGAGCGCACTCGTGAGAGCATCCCAGATTGCCTGTACGGCCGCCGCGCTCAGGCTATAGCCAGTTTTATCATTGTTAGTTGTCACAGTAACGCCTGCTGTCACGCTGGCTGCCACTACACTAGCACCAAGATCCCTAGCGGTTTGTGCTGTTCCTGCTCCTGTTGGGCCGACCTTCACTGCTGTGGCATCGATCAATCCTGCGACGTCTACGACCATAGACCGACCTGTCGTAGCGGGGAAGGCAAGATCATCGATCTGGCGTGCTGAGGTCTGAAGGTTGACGAGAAGATCACTCCATTCTGCCCCCACCGCATCGACAAAAGTTACAATAATATTGTCTCCATTCATTTCTGCTGCACTCAGATCGACCTTGACGGCACGCCCGGCGGCAGGTGTGACGACAGGAAGCGTCGTGATGTTGGCAAACGCTCCGCCGTCCGTGCTCACTTTGACATCCCCGATAGCAAGAGTGGGATTCACTTGGAAGAGTTTCGTATTTGCTTGAGAAACTAGTCCAACATAAAAAGTATTTGCGGTATTCTTCTTTGGAGGAATCTGCGTCGCCATTAGCGAATCCTTCCGGCAGTAAGCCCATAGTATTGTCGTGAACTAGCGCCAATGCCCTGTTGCGCTGCACCACCATCACCTTGTGTAGTCCGCAATTCCAATGCCACGGCTGCCCAAGCACCACCACTTGCACCATGGGTCACTGCACATGTTACAGATGCGGGGGCCGCCGTGTCATTATCGACCAACGCTCCTCGAACATCTGGAGCTCCATTACCGAGCGCTCCCTGTTCAAATCGCAGGATTCCTGTTAGTTTTGTGAACGCCCCTTGGGCTGTTGCTTCATCACAAAACCCTGCGACCATGACGTTGTCACTGTCTTGCGTCGTCAAACTCAAGCTCGGATTCGCCGCTGTGCCGATTGCCGTTGTTTGCTGTCCTAACGCCTGGACACCTATATACTCACCAATCGTGACAACTCCAACAGTCAATCCTGTCCATGTTACTGTAACAGACGTGATCCCTGCAGGAACCATATGTGCAACCCAACACTCCGCATTCGCATAGTGAGTTCCTACTGTATTACCAATTCCCGCTTGCCGTGAAAACGTTGCCCCAGTTGCCGTCACCGATAAGACAGTTATCGTCGTCGCCGGATCATCGCCATTCTCAACCATCACCACAAGATCATCGTTGGCGATGGTTGCGGGAATTGTCATAGTAACACTATTGGCGTGCGTGTTGGGTGGGGTGACTGCACTTCCTCCCTGTACGAAAAATATCGAGCCTCCTGACCAGTTATCAGCAACAACACTCGCCGAATCACCAAACACACCTGCTGAACCCGTCGCGAGAACTGTATCAGTCACACTCCCTTGCGATACACCATTTTTGTAGACTGTGAGCAAAGTTCCCACAACTGTCAATCTGATAACATCACCAGCAGCGAAAGCAAAATTGGGTGTAGACAGTGAGGTTAGAGTGCCGTTCTGTATACGATAGATCGTGACCGTCCCACTCACGGGCATATAGACGACATAAGCATCGTATTGGACTGATGTACGAATACGAACTGCTGGACCCACACTGCCTGTGCCGACGACGACAATCTGTGAGTATTGATTGTCAGGAAACGTCGTCGCATTCCAGAACGAACAGGCCAGCCCAGCGTTATTACCAATCACTTGGTTAGAGAACAGACCGCAACCATTACCCACGCCAGCGTGCGTGCTCCAGTTACCGCCAAGCGGGGTTTCATCTGCACGGTTAAAGTTATCAGCGGGAGCCATTTAAGGAACCTTTTGTCCATTAACGAAGTCGTTGGGTGGTTTACACCGTGCAGCTTCACGGGCACAATGACCAGGATCAAGCCGGTCTAAAATCGCGCATAATGCCCAACCCCACCATCGACCACAAGATCGTGCGCGCGCGGCCCGTGCAGTCACAGTATCTCGATCACTACCGCCAACAACAGCGTTCAACAGACGATCGAGCGCAAGCGCAACTGATACAGCGTATCTACGGAGTACGCGAACAATCATTTAGTTACCTGATTTTCTATCATCTCTGGAAAAACAGTCAAACCTTCGGTTGTGCAAGACATCTTTTTACTTTGAGCGCCAGTACCGCCCATCTTGAGTACGCCATAGACTGACGATATCGAAATACACCAAGATCGTTCGTTCTGACTGAGCTGTTCAAGCATTTTGTCAGATGGAATCAGTGAACATCCCATTGTCATGATGAGACAAATCATGAATATAAAAATTGCTCGAATATTCATGGTACTCTTCCCCCAAAACGATTAGGACTAATACAAAGATTGCGGATTACAGCGATCTCGGTCCGTAATGTTTGTTCACTAGAACGTGTACTAGATGTGACATTCTGCATTTCCTCCGCGATTTTCCGTTGGAGTGTATTAAATTCACGAATTTCCACCATATATGGTGAAGGGAGCCAACCAGACCACGCACCAAGAACAGCACCGAAGATTACAAAAAGTAAGACGGTCGAGACACCTGCATTTACAACATCTTTCACCAATGCACTCAGTACTTTCGCACGAGCAAGATTTCCATTAACCAAAACAGATGTTTGATTTTCATTAACCATATTGCTAGACCTTTATGGCAAATCTGTCAGCTAGTTTTGCTAGGTCACTATTTACGGCCGCGAGCCGGGCTTCAGCAGATGAAGCAGCAGACTCGGCCGCCTTTATTCGCGTCGCACTTTCTGTTTCAACTTCAACCGCCCGAGCCTCTGCTTTTGTTACGCGATCACTTGCTTCTTTGAGAGCAAGGGCAAGAGGATCAATCCGCGAGGTCATACTTGCGTGAAGAGTATCAAACTCAGTCTGAATTTTGAGAGCCCCGGCGCGCCTTTTCTCCTCGATTTCACTTTCGAGTCCCGCAAGAACATTTCTCAGTCGAACCTCTTCCTTTGCAAGTTCTCCGAGCTTTGGCTCGATCTCTCGATACCTCTGTATAACGATCCCAATCTGCTTTAAAGCTAGACGCATCTGGTCGGCGGCATTTAGTTCGGCTTCAATGCGCCCTAGTATACTTAGAACCTGTTCATTCGTTAGGTCTGGCACTGTATTCTCCCTCTAGACTGTTGCATCGTCGGTAATTTCGACCCATGCCCCGGCCGCGCGAGTCAAATCACTAACAGAACTCATAAAACGTTGAACACGCACGGCAAGAGTTCCGTCGACAGCACGCGCGGCGTGCGCATTGACCCACGTTTTATCAAGTACTTTAGCATAGGCCCGCTGTTCAGCAGCCGTAAAAGTTGCAAAGGCAGCCATTTAGAGTCCTCCAAAGAATTTTCGTGTCCAACCACTCATACTACGCACGCGCGCCTTAAATCCAGGCAGGCGCGCCATCTCATGCTCAAGTTGTTTGCGGACACCATTACCACTTCCTGTTGCATCAGCGCCATAGGCGAAGTCGCTACGAGGTGTAGCATCGAAGAATCTTTTAGAGTTATCCCCGGGACATCCACACAACACGATGAGATTTGAGCCCATAATATGTGCGATCTGCATTGCAAAGTAACCACTCAACGAGAATAATGGACGTAGAGAACCCCAGTTATAGTCGATGTAGGCATGATCGTCGATTCCGTGATAGAGAGTCGCCTCACGGGGGCGGGCGTGCATCCATCTAACATTCTTCCACGTGCCGAGGTTTACACTGTGTAGGCTCACCCAATGATCGAGCTTAGGCAAGAACATTCCAACATCATTGACACCAAAGATTACGGCATCGCCACCTAGTTTTTTCAAAGCATCTTCAAGTTCGTAAAACACGGTCTCGCCTGAACCACAAACTATGGAGGGGCGGCCCTGAAGAGTATTTATTAGAGACCCAACAGAACCTGCCCCTGCATAGCCAGCCGCCTCCCATGTTGACCCATAGGTCCCCATAGACTCGGCTGTTCTGTTTGTCATCTTCCGACCTAGGCACCTGCGATCGTGACAAAAGCACCACGTACAATCTTGCCGACCGTAGGATTGGCCACACGCCACTCCAGGAGAACAATCGTGTCAGAGGAAGGAATGTAGTTCTGACCAGCGAAGTTCAACTGACCAGCACGAAGACCACCCTCTGTCGCAATTGGCCCGCCTGTCGTGGTATACGATTCCGCGGCGAGCATATATCGGTCGATAACACCAGCGTCACCAATACTAAATGTTCCGTTTACACCAGCAGAAGCCCACAAATTCTCGGCCGAAACATGCAAACCAATAACCATATAGTCAGCAGGGATGACGCAGAGGTTAACTGTATCACGGGCAAGTGCGCTGGCGCCACCTGTCTCACCAGACACAACTGTATGCTTGAAAGGAATTGGCACAACGCGACCCCGAAGATCTGTGGCGTTGCCAATACTCTTTGTAACATACAATTTTGTATATAGAACCGAATTTCTATTTGTAACGGCCATGTACTATCTCCTCGCTCGCTCTGGAGCGTTTACAAGGTTAGTTTTCAAGAACATCAATTTCAACCACGCCGCCTTCCCATACGCGAACAGCTTCCTGCATCATGACAGAACGAACCTGGATGCTATCATTGAGGTCCGGCCGCTCGCGAATCTTCGTGCTGATCTCACGACCAACAGCGAGGCCCACCGCACCACGGTGGAAAGCGATGCAGGCACGCGACGTACCCGTTAGAGGAAGCATCCTTTGAAGAACGGTCGTTGCATCTTCCTTGATAACGTCGGCGATCTCTTCCCAGGTGAAACCTTCCCAGTTGAGTTCGTCGATGGTGCCCTTATCATGAATCTGGTTCTTTGTAAAGTCAGAAGAGGCTGCTTGAGTTATCGCGAGAATATCACGTAACTGACCAGGACTATACAACATAACACGTTGTCCGGCACCACTAGGCGCGCCGGCCTTTGAGAGACTCTCATTTGCCGCAATGATGTTGGTGAGTGTAATCGCAATACCCGTCCCGAGCTTTCTTGCCGAAGGCAAAGCCTGGTTCGCATAGGTCAAAACACCATTAGTTGTCGTAGCGACCTGTGCATTCCCAAGAAGTGCGTCGATAATATGTTTGTCAGCTCTACGTCCTAGCGCATACGCGATAGTACGTGTGTAACCGTCCTGAGGATTAACCATTGCACGAAGCGTATTCTCGTCAGAAATAAGAACGGCGGCATCACTGCTTTGCAACGTCACGGCGCGCCGTGAGTGCCCAGGGTTGAGAATGTTCGTCTGACCAAACGGAATGATAACGTCATTCGCAATGACGTTGCCGAGGCGTTCAAAATGATCAATTGCCCCCTTAACATCACGATGTACCATGAACGGCTCAAGGTACTTCTCGATCTCCGAGCCCTGCTGCTGATATGTTAGGAGAAGCTGGTCGTGAAAGCGTGGTACCCATGTCTGGTCTACGTTTAGAGCCACTTTCTGAATCCTCCGTCCACGATGTTAGGACGGCGGGCTACCCTCCCTATGAGGACCCAACCTTGTGCCTTTCGGGGCACCATCCGACAGCTTACATTAGGACCGATCGGCTGCACGACTAACGGTCCTCTCTCTTTACATCCCGCTCAAACTTTCGGATAACTTCCCAGGGCATTCCTATGACCTTAGCAACCTCTTCAGTACTCTTACCTTCACGAATCATCTTTTTTGCCGCTGCGGCAATTCGTGGATGTTCAACATCAACATTATCATATGTAGGCATAACTACTTTGTTTCCCCAGACATCATATGTCGTAGGTTGGAATGTTTCTTACTCTTGAACTCTGGATTTCCCGCGGCAGCCTTGCGTTTTTCAGAAAGCATAATCGCAATCGCCTGAGCACGAGAAGATACAATCTTCCCTTTCTTAGAACCACTGTGAAGCTTTCCCGCCGCAAATTTAGTCAGAACCTGGTCAAAAGGCATTGGATGATCCTCACTATGTTAATATGCGGTCGACTGTAGCATCAACTGTTCCCGCACCGTAAGCTTTCTTGTAAAGCTCTTCAACATAGTCGAGCACCGCTTTGTCCTGTCTCCAGTAACCGGCATTTTTTGGATTATTCTTATTATGCATAATATCGGCGACTTCTGCCCGAACTGCATCACCAGACATTCCAGTACCGCCTTCTTTTGAACCCATACCAGCAACAATGCTACTGTCTTGCATCGCTAAGGGAGCTAGACGCATGATCACGGAGAGAAATCCGGGATGGTCACCAAGACCAAGTTCTTCAAAAAAAGCAAGTTCCTCTGGAGACTTAAAGATTGCTGCGGTTAGACGCTTGGCCTGTTCAATACGTTCATCATATTTGTCGCCAAATTCTCTTTTGAGGGCGGCTGTACCTTCCTCAACAGAGGTTTTCAGAGCATTCGCAACTCCCACAAGAGCTTCCTCGTGGAGAGCCATAAGTTCGGGCACAATTGCTTTTGGGACGCCATACTTATGAAGAATACCAGCATATTTCTCAGCCCTGGTGTCGTCCCATGACAATCCTGGAGGAATATTTGTCGGCTTTACAACACCATAGTCCTTTGGACTACTTGGAGGTGCGTCTAAAAGACCGGCTTTGTACAAATTTGGTAGGTGTGTCTCCCGCCAGGCTTTGACACTTTCAGGTTTTCCATCTGTCCTAATAGGAATTCTTGCACCAACCTCACGATGCGCGTCATAGGCACCCTTGACAAAGGTTTGAAAATCTTTTGCTTCCTTTACGAAAGGAGTTTCTCGTAGAGGAACGGCCTTGCCATCGACATCGACCGTAAGATCAGCAGGAATTTGATCAACTAATGATTGGTCCAACATGGCTGTCCTCCGCTTCGGTTTCGGTTGTATTATATTTATTCGGATGTTCTCCGGCATCGATATTCACAAGAATTTCTTGTATGACAGAGCGCCGCGCGTTGTTTACAAGAGCGGTGTTTGGGTCAGTCGTTACGGGAGCTTGAAAGTAAATATTATCAAGCAGATGCGCGAGAACAAGTTGACCATCGGGAGACGAAAATGTTGCATGGTAAGCTTGTAGGGTATCAGAGGAAGGCTGTTGCCACTTACGGGTCAGCCACCTTTTTAAGATATGAATCATCGGCCGGTTCCCGCAGGAAGAACACCTTGTGGGATATCTTGACTGTTCGGTGATGTACCTTGTCCACCTTGCAACATCTTGAGTACAGGTGCGGCTTTTCCGGCCGCCGACGATGCTTGTTCAAGTTGTGCCAAGGCATTCTCTTGGGCATTTTGTTTCTGACGTTCGGCTCGCAATGAAGCAATTTCTTTATCAGACCTCTGCCACTTCGCGGGCATTCCTCTTATTTCAAATATTCCATTTGCGGCTTTGTCTGGATCAATACGATCGAACATCTGAGGAAACATCTGTCCAAGAGGCGCAAGATCGTTTATGACAAGTGTGAGAGCCTCGGCATCACCAGCTCGTTGAGCTTTGGCAATAGGATTTTGGAATGTAATGTCAATCTGACCATCTGTCTGGTATATTTGGGGCGGCGGTGGACTAAAAGCCCCGGCGGCCAATTGTAAGTCAAAAGCAATATCAACAACTCGATTGAGATACTCCCATTCGAGTCTTCCGTATACAGGACCCATAAGCCTAAACAAAAGCTCGAGTTTCTTTGCGAACTCGAAAGCAGTCATTTCGGACTTCTCAACTTGCATCAACTGCCTGATCTGGTCAACATAGAAAATTTCTCGTATAGATTGACGAAGTTCTTCCTCTTTGATGTGCGAAACCTCAGGACGACCACCACTCTCAAAAGGCATAATGCTCTGTTGAATTGGTAGACCATGTGTGTTGATTGATGTTGGTCCACCAGCAACGAGACGAAGCGTACCGATGACACTGTCAGATCGCACAAGAACAGGCGGACGAATTTTCAAGGCCCAGTCTTCAAGTCCCATCTTCTTTGCGCTGTTTAAAGTCCATGTGTCAGGGAAGGCAATATCACCACGACCACGACCGTAAACTTCACCAGGAGTTTTATGATATCGTGGAACGGCTGCGGGAAAAACTCTGTAACCGCTCTCTTGTATTAGATGTCTACTTTCGAGTTCGACCCAAACAGAAGCCCAGGGCATCCCAAGCGCACCGTGTGTTTGCTCACTGCGCGGGCGTGGGTAAATCGCATGCACAATCTTGAACTTTCGATCTTGCTGACCCATCGCAAGAGAGTTTTGAACATTCTCAGGCAAAGCCCCTTCCTTTTCCCCCCATTGATCTTTAATACTACGAGCAGACATTTCAAACTCTCGCCAAGCGCTGTCAACAAGACCGTCAATACCTTCATCAATAACAAAACGTCCCGTTTTCTCAGCGTGAAAATAGAAACCACGAAAACCACGAATAATACGATTAGATGGTTGAGGGGCTTCCTCAGTGAGGAGAAAACCTGTACCAAAACCTCCATAGTCAATTAAACTTTCAGGACCTTCTGCATAAAAGAGTGAAGCACTCATTCTTTTTAAGGTACGATCTCTCGATTCTTCAAGCCATTCCCTGATCTGTCCGTTATCTTGAACACTAGTATCACGCATGGTGTAGCCATGCCACTGTTGTGAAGGATTGATGATGTGTCCTGCAATAAACTGCGCCATTGTTTCGGCCGCCATCATTGTCGTACTATCGTACACACCTTGAGTCTGTTTCACACCTTCACTACGCTTACGAATTATGCCAATTCGCGAAGGCGCAATGAAGGGGGCCATGCGTTCCCAACGTATGTCGAAGTTAGCTCTTTCAGCCTTCTTCTTAACATAACGTTGAATAACTTCGGTGCCGTTAGCTGGCATCTTTAAGAACCAAAAGTTCTCTGAGCCGCCGGAGCATTGTCCGATACAAGTGAGCCACCGAGAATCGAAGATCTAAAACCTCGGGCTGTTTTACGGCGAGCTGCGGCCTCGGCCGCGGCCTGCTGAACAGCTCTGTCATCTACTGCTGGAGGTGGTGCAACAGGTGTTGGTTTTGGAATTGAACCGCCGCCGCCTAGAAACATTTAGTCGTCCCTCCAAGGAATATGACCTTTTCGCCTTACTTCTCCAAGTTCTGCTAGGACAGGTTCTCTAGGATCAAACTCTGTTTCAACCTTGATCTCGGGATCATTGAGATGACCACCCCGCCAATTCATTGGACCAAAACCAGCTGTTGCTCCAGTACGAAGAGCGTCTGCGCCATGCGAGAACTCATCGTGTACAGGAGTTTGACCGAAGACTTTTTTGAGATCATCCCATGGTCTCTTGTACATCTCCAGGCACCTTATGCCTAGAGCACACTTGGACTCGTCAAAGTAAAATTGAGAAAATGAAGATCGCACTTTGTTAATACCGTCCTGTACTGCGGACTTCTGGGCGATGTCGACACCGTGGAAGCCGACGCTTGTAAAATAATCTCCTGCGCTAAAGCGTCCGTCCCAAGGAACTATGAGCCTACCATAAAGGTATGGTCTTTCCCGCAAAAGGCGGGCGTACCATTGAACTGTTTTGAGGTTCTCTTGATGATAGTCAATGAAGTTGACTCGGGGGCCAACGAGTTGGTAGAACCAAAGAGCGGTCATATCGCCAACACCAATGTCCATACAAACACCAACAGGATGATTCACAATGTAAGGCACGCCGCCGACTCGGCCATCGAGACGGGCCAGTGTCAGGAGGTCACCGTAGATCGTTCCATGGAGAAAACCTTTGAAAGAACAGTAGTATTCACGTTGAAGATCCTCTTCACGAGCGCCGCGTTTTCTAAGTTCATCAATATCGCTCTCACGAATAACTGGCGAGCCATCTTCTCCTTCTGCGTCGCGCGATGTTTGTGCGATCGTGAGAAGTTCACAAAACCAGTCCGGCGCCGTGAGAGCATAGTTGTATAGAGTATGTCCGTGAGACTCATCTTTTGGAGTATAGATAAAGGCGGCCCACCCACCATTCTCCATGAGCACAGGCTCAAGTGTAGTCCAGGCGGCTTCGAGCATAAAACTATACTCAGAGAAAACAATTCCAAGGGGATTGGGTCCACGTAGGCGTTCAATCGCTTCGACACTATCAGCGCCCATGATCTGCCACACAGAGCCATTGATAAGTGTGATCTGCATCTCTGTTTCGTTCACAGCGCGAACGAGCTCGGGAGGAAACATTGAGATCATCTTAATACTTCTCTCAACACCATCAGAAGTATCAAGAACAATGTTGTCCCAGATATCTCTTCTTCCCTGGTTCAGAGAGGGAAATACGTGAAAGTAAACGCCTACTCGTTCAAGCATAGCTTCGAGCGTGATAGCAAGCCACGAACGGTCTTTGCCAGCACGACGATGAAGAACCTGGACAAATCGCTTGCAACCTGCACGGCGGGCCGTGCGAGCCCGTAATTGATAGGAACGATAACGAAAATGAATGCGAGAGTTCATGAAGGTTCCCAGTCAAGAGGCTGCAGATGAAGATGGTCACCTTCAACAATAACACGAATACCGAGGCGACGGGCATCCTCAACAAATATGGCATCTCGTTCAGAAGTTCGGGGCGTGTCGAAAACAAGATCGACACCAAGCCCAAAACGATGAGCACTATGCGCAACACCACCAACTGCGGTATTGTGAATGTCTGACCGAAACCATGATGTAACGGATGCCCCGTACTTCAAACCAAGAATATAGACATTCTCTAAAAACGGGGCGCGTTCTATCACTCGACGATCTCCTCGGCAAGAAAATGCCAAGCAGAGTCTGGTACTACCGCCCGCGCTTTCACCGCCTCTTGTGGAGTCACTGAAACAATCTTTACGACAGATGCTTCAGCAGGTGAAGGAGGCACGGGCGGTAGTTCTGGTGTCTGGGCTTCGTTTAGAGATATGGGAGAGCCGACGATGATCCTAACCACTCCTGTGGTCGGGTCAACTTCAAGAGCGACACCTGGTGTCGAGTTTTGATCTTCACGCTCTCTGGCGTAGAGACCCGCCAGGGAGAAAATCTGGTCTGCCGCCTGAAGCTGAATAGCGTGATTCTCAACCTCGACTTGATCGAGTACACGACCTTTAAAACTAAAGAACTTTGTTTCCTTTGCGCGCAGTTTCTGCGCGACCACGCGCAGGCTATCGTTCACAAGTTCCCGAGGAACGAGGATACCACGAAGCATTTCGTGGCGTACTTTCTCAACTGAAAGGGCGAGAGGCTGACCGTCATCCATTTACGAGGATATCCCAGACATCAGGAGAGGCTTCAGTCATGTTGGCAACGTTCGTACGAAACTTGGCAAGACTTCCTTGCTTACCATTTCGTGGCGCGGCATAAGGAGGGCGTTCGCGCTTTCGTGTAGAAACGATAATCATTTCTCGTGCTTTCAGACATTCAGTTTCCGTGAGCATTCGCAAAGGCACGCCGCCCTCGTAGTCGACAATTACACCATTACGCTTACGGGGTTCCCGCATTGTCTGATAACGAGGTGGGTCGAACTCACTTGCTCTCTTGGAGAGGAGATGTCCGAGGACAGCACGAGTACAAGGAATAAGTTCGGCGGCAACGTCTAGACTATAGAGAGGCTCAAACGCCACGGGCGATCTCGGCTTTCGCCAAAGGAGAGCGTAGAATAACAAGCACGGCCGCAGGCGGAATGCCTGTCACCTTAGCAATAGTCTCGACCGAGGCGGAGGCGCGGGCGAGGCGCAAAAGTTCGAGATGGGCTCCCGGTATCATGACCTTATGCTAGCGCGGCGGCCGTGTCGAGTCAAGAGAATTCTTTTGTAAATTTCTCTTTGTTTTCACATACTTAGGCCGCGAAGGCGGCCGGGCTTGCAAGGCGACTGTCACGCCTCCTATGACGGTTGTCTATAATTGAAAAAAGGTGTCTAGTATTGAAAAAATTAGATTTCCTACGTGAGGTGGACAGCAATTTTCATGCCAAGTCAAGGCAAAAACCCCCCACCGGGGGACACAATTTGTAGTGGTGCAAAAATTGCGCATACTACATATAGTGTTAGGCTCACCTAATATGGGATATTAGTCTAGCCTAATGTGACGCGGCGTGTCAGCCCATTGTGCCCGAAAGTGACAATTTTTGACAGCACAAAAAGCGCC